GCAGCCCGTCTTGGACAGGCGATGCGCGAAACGCAAGACGTGCTAGTCCGCGACTCCCTCGAGTCAACAGCTAGCGTGATCAACTGCGTCGGTGGAACAAACGGCGATCTTCCAACAGAAATGTCGATCAGCGACTTGGACGACGTTGTTACTGTTCTACAGAACAACAGCGGTGAATATATCACCAATATGATCGGCGCTGAAGATAAATTCGGTAAAATGTGTGCCGAATTCAAACTTTGGGTGATTGACTTGGAGTGCGCAGCTTAATCTGCGTTAACAAGGGGCAAGATATGAAATGTAATAACTGCGAAAACATTTTTGATAAACATATGCAACAAGGTGGATATGTTGAAAATAAATGGTATTGCAATTTTTGCATTGAACATCAGCTTGAGAGACTAAGTCCCGAAGACGTTTATAATAATGAAGAGGAAATAAGATTAGAAGAAATTCATTTTCCTTATGAAGACGTATGCGATAGTCCGAACTGTGGGAATACATGAAGCCACAGAGTCACAGAGAAATCATGTGACCGCCAGTTATAGTAAAAACTCACTATAAGTGTGTATAACTTACTATAAATGGTTAACAAGTAACAGAATGACAGGCCCTATTGGCGATGCATACGGAATGATGCTCACAACGCGCATGATTCCTGTGCTAAATAACGTTAGCGGATTCAAACGTAAGTTTGAATATCCAAACGTTAGCGGAACACTGTCGACAGAATGGGGCGGCGTGAACAACGTGCGCGCATTCGTGTCAGAACAGGGTTCTGTTACACCAAACGCATCGTTGCTCGGCAATGATGTTGCAAATTGCTTCGTAGCGGCTAAAGAAAGCTACAAAGTCGTTAAATTGCTTGACGACTCTAAACTTCTTCTGATTGACATGGACCCCTACGTTATGCAGAACGCTGCATAATATGGAAACATGGCGGAAGGTGTGTTAGTTAAAGCTGCAATATAATATAATTTGGCAACCAACGTAATGGAGGCTAAATGAATAGAGTATGCAGAAGATGTAAGGTAGAAAAAGATGAAACTCAGTTCGGTTTTCTTAAATGTAGCAAAGACGGAATTAATCCAAGATGTCGCCAATGCTGCTGTGATAGCGTCAAGAGATCTAAAAAGTCTCCTGAAGCAATTGCTAATAAGAAAAAGTATGTGGCTGAGTGGCAAAAGCGGAACAAAGACAGAAACAACGCTAAATGCAGGCGATGGTATGAAAGGAATTTGGAAAAAGCCCGCGAAATGTCGCTGGTCGCTACCAAAAAATATCATCAAACTGAAAACGGACGTAAAAAACGAACACAGCGTGGGACTGATTGGGAAAAGAAAAATCCTGAAAAGCGCCGTGCGCATGATCGAGCAATGTATGCGGTTAAAACGGGAAAACTCGTTCGACCATCAAGTTGCGAAAAATGTTGCGTGGTCTGTAAGCCTCATGCGCACCATGAGGATTACTCAAAACCGTTGGACGTTGTGTGGCTTTGTGCAAAATGCCATTTCTATTTACATCACGGCTATAAGCACCACCGTAAACGACTTAGCGAAGAGGCGCCGAAAGGTGATGCGAAAGTCTGCTCTTCCGACGAAAGCGGAAGAGGTGGGGTCGAAGTGCCCTGCCCGCCATGTGAATTTTCACATGGTCAGTAAGCTTAATAAGCTGAAAGTAACAGTTCTAAGGTGGCAAGCGGGTGGAAAGGCTAAATTTATTTACCTTCCACCAGGATACAACAACGACCCATGTATGCTTAGGCATACGGCAGGTTGTTCGTTTTATCAAGGACAATGCATTAAGGTGTTTAGTATCAACGACTTAAGATACGAAAATGTAGTGCATTTAAAACCAACTCTAATTGACATGGAGTGCCTCGCTGCATAACGAGGTTAACATGGCGGAAGGCGAAAGCCACCGTAAACGACTTAACGAGATGGCGCCGAAAGGTGATGCGAAAGTCTGAACCGTGACTATACATAAAATCACGGAGGGGAGGTTGAAGCGCCACCCCCGCCAGTAAGTCCATCGGATGTGGGCATACTGGTCATAAAAGTAACAGAATGTACAAACGATTTGTGGTTACAGAACCTAAGATCAACAGGAATTTAAGGAGATAAACTATGTTACCATATTCAATTGTTGAAGGTGGATCGTTTACCTCCGATTCCACGCTACAAAAGCAGATTGCTTTATCATGCGAGCCAGATTTTTTCTGGATTCGCAATAGAACGGCATGGGGTGATGATGCAGCAGAGACTTCGGTCGAGAGCTGGTATCGTCGCGGCATGGCTGCTGGAGCGGCGCAGACTGTTGATCAGGCTGTAACGACTGGTATCATGTCTACTGAGGCTGTAACAACTGGTGGGTTTACGTTCATTGATACGGCAAATCCTCCGAGTTTTGCGGCGTTGGCGACAACGGCGATCACTGGTAACGCTGGTACATTTGTTGTAACCATGGCGAATACTGGTTCTATCGTTGTTGGCGACTATGTTCGTTTATATGCGACGACTGGCGAATTGCAGATTGCGGGTTATGTATTTCAAGTGACAGCTGTGTCAGCGAACACAAGCATCACATTGGGTTACATGGCATCTGGCGGTCAGACATTTGCTGCCGATGCGACGGCGGGTCAAGTTAAGAAGTTTATTCCTAACTTGATGTATCCACGTTGGGCATATATTGCGAATATCAGCGCGGCGGCGCAGGCTGTTGTTCATTTCACTGCTAAAAACGACTTTACACCTGGTGAGATTGTATCTTTCCGCGTGCCAAGTGAGTTTGGAATGAGTGAAATAAACAATCAGCAAGCGCGTGTTTTGAGCGTAACAAACAGCGCTACTGTGTCTTCGATCACTCTTGATCTTGATACTAGTGGATACACTGCTTTTGCGTTCCCAACAAGTGCCGTTGCTGCGGCTGGTGTCAGCCCTGCTGTATGTGTGCCATCGTCTTCGGGCGTTGTGCCGCTTGCTGGCAGTGCGACAAATCCGCAACAACCTCCAGGAACCAACTTGCTTGATGCGTTTGATAACCGTAACAAGTACGTAATGTTCTGTGGATCTAACGCCATCACTTCAAGCAGCGCAGTTTATGACTGGGTAGCTTGCAAGTATGACAAGTTCACTCAGGAATAATCTTGATGCCCCCTCTTTTGAGGGGGTTTTTTATGTAAACCCGCTTTACTTTGAAAGGAATTATTATGCAGATTATTGAATACAAGAAGGCTCAGACTAACACGGCGCATCCTGAGAAACGCGATGAGCTGATTAAGAAAATGAAAAAAGAGCATGAAAAGCTTGTAAAAGGCATGTTCGAGTTCGTTGATGCGCAGGGTGGCTGGTTAGATTTTACTTATAGATGGTTCAAAGAAGACCTCTTGATGACGATTAAGCTGACGCATGGCGAAATATGCGAGCTGCCAATGGGGATTGTTAAACACCTTAACAACACTTACAAAAAAGTCCGCGTGTTAACTCCTGAGATAGGGGCTAATGGAAAGCCGGTTTTGAGCTGTACTAAGACGTCAAGAGTTAGGTTTACACCAATGGATGTGATGTAATGGCGATAGCAACTTTGCAGGCGATCATCGACAAAGTACGTAGGTTAACTGGCAGTGCTAATAACTTTCAGTTGACCGATGCGCAGATCATTGATTATATCAATAGTTTTTATCTCTATGATTTCCCTGCACAGTTTAGATCGTTAAAGTTAAAAGATAAGTATACTTTTAACACCATTCAGGGGATTGATACTTACCCGTTTGATAGTGAACATTATTCAACTATTGAGATGCCTTGCTACTGTATGAAGCGGGAAATTAAGCTATTTCAAGATTGTTGGTCGTTTTATGGTGCCAACTTTAATTGGCAGACACAACAGAATTTTACTACTGCTGATGGGACGGCAGGCCCATATAGTGGGACGTTGACATCGACGCCGATTATCCGAAGCGTTAATAATAATCCTATTGTTGAAACGACAATGGCATCGTCGGCAAATTATCTGTCATCTCCTTCTAAACCCAGCTTTCAGCAGGCGATTCCTGGAAGAGTGCAGAATTTGCTAATTACTGCTAATACAACAGCAGGCACGTTGAATGTAACCGACGACGGCGCGCAAGGAGCTACAGGCAATTTAATAGGGGATTGCTTGGCTGGTGGCACAATCAACTATTTGACGGGCGCAATTGCTGGCTTGACATTTACAGCAGCTGTGCCGTCAGGGCAGGCAATTCAATGCCAATACAACGCCGTTCAAGAAAGTATCCCTCTTGCCATCATGTTTTTTCAAAATCAATTTACTTTGCGTCCTGTGCCTGACAAAGGTTACACCGTTGAAATGACGGCATATAGGCTTCCATCTCAGGTGTTGCTTGGGACTAATAATCCTGACGTGCCAAATTATGCGGGTACGCCAGAGTTGAACGAATGGTGGGAGACGTTGGCATATGGCGCATCGAAAAAGGTGTATCAAGACAGATTAGATCCTGATGGAATTCAGTTGATGGAGATGAGTTTGCAACAGGCATATGCGCTCAATATGTCGCGGACATATGCGCAGCTTGGTAAAAGACAAATAGCAACAATTTACAGTGACCAATTAAGCCAGAACTACGGAACAGGTGGTTGGGGCTTTGGTGCAGGGAGCGTATAGATGCCATTAGTTAAAGGTAAAAGTCAAAAAGCTATTAGACAAAATATTGAGACAGAAATGAAGGTTGGCGGCCGTCCTAAGAAACAGGCAGTCGCTATCGCATTAAATCAAGCAGCTAAATCGGGATACAAACCGAAGAAGAAAAAAGGTAAATAATGACTTACGTATCATGCCCAAATAGCGGTCAATCTCTTGGCCAGACGCGCGATCAGATGCGAACCAATACCGATTTGTTAAAACAATCTCTGGCTATCAACCATGTTGACCTTGGGCTTGCGGATGTTGGCAAACACAAATTTGTTGTTATGCCTGTGCAGGCTGCTGCGCCGACCACTGCTGCTAGTGAAGCGTCCACTTACTCCAAAACTGTATCGGCTAGAAGTCAGATTTTTTTTATTAGAGATAATGTTGCGGGGACGGAATGTGCGCTTACGGCGGGGGACACTTCCAATGTAAATTTTTCTGCTGTTAACAATGGATGGACATTTCTTCCAGGAGGATTGTTGCTTCAATATGGTCAAGTTGTATCACCATCATCAGGAGGAACAGTAACATTTCCGATAGCTTTTTCAGCACTTCCTTATTCAATTACGACTGGATTTCTCCGCTCTTCTAGTGGTAGCGCTCATTCTTTTTGGATGTCAAGTACTACTCCTCCCACAGCAACGCAGTTTGTTTATTTTACTGACACTACAAGTGCAACATTAATGTATTGGACGGCAATAGGGAAGGCTTAATGCAACCGCTTCAACCTAACATCATCGCAGGTTACAATCAAGGCGGCCTTATTCGTGACAAGAAGCCATTCTTGTTGCCTGATCAAGCTTTTTCACGTTTAAACAACGCCTATATCTGGCGTGACCGTGTGCGCAAGCGCGAAGGGCTTGAGTTGTTAGGCAGATTGCGCAGAGTTTTTATGGGTTTGTCAATAGGCCCATCGCAGGCATCTCCATGGTCATCTAACATCCTTACTATCACGGGTAATGTCACTGCTGCTAATAATGCTAATCCTGGCGTTGTCACAACGCTAAATCCGCATGGATTGTCTAACGGCGATACTGTTGTTTTCACTGATATTGTTGGAGCTACTGGTTATAACAATGTTGTCTTTACGATCACTGTATTAACGCCAACTACTTTTAGTGTTGGTGTCAATGCTGGTGCATTTGGAGTATATGTTTCAGGTGGTCAGTGGATATCCAATCGTAGTCGATTAACGGGGGAGCCGAATTCCTCAATTCAACCTGGAAAGGTGGAATTTAATATCGGCGCTGTTACTTTGACCGATTACATCAAAACGGGAACTGTTGTTGGAGCTTCAAATTCTAATCCCTGTTCTGTGACGACGGGGGCAGCACACCTGCTTACAACTGGCGACACGATCACTTTCGCTGCTGTTGGAGGCATGACTCAACTAAATAGTGGAAGCTATCAAATTACGGTAACGGGAGCCACGACTTTTACCCTAAACAACCTGAATTCTATTGCATTTCCTGCTTATACCGCAGGCGGGACATGGACTGTAAACCCAGCGATCGGCAACGGTTTTCTAACAAGCACAACTGCTGGTTATAGCGGTACAATTAACTATGAAACTGGTGCGCTTGTGTTAACCCATTCGGCGGGGGTTGGTGTTGCAACAACTCTTGATTTCTATTATTTTCCTGGTCTTCCGGTGATGGGGATATGGGAAAGGGAATTGGGGACGATCAACAATGAGCAGACGATATTTTGGGATACAAAATATAATTACGTGGATGCTGGTTTTGGATTTCAACAGTGGAATAATACTGAATGGGGTGGCACGGATGCTGATTTCTTTAGTGTAACAAACTATCGCGGGATAAATCCTTATGATAGGTTGTTTTTTGAGACCAATTTTGTTTGCACAGCGGCAAATCCGATGCGTTATTATGATGGTGTCTGGAATGATTTTGCTCCCTATACGGTTTATACTGGTGCTCCGTTGACGGATATGAAAATTTATTCGGCTCGTATCCTTATTCCTTACTATGGAAGGCTAATTGCGTTAAATGTATGGGAGGGGACGGATAGTGCGGGTTATGCAGGAGCGCAAAATTATTTTAACCGTTGCCGTTTTAGCCAAGTTGGCAGCCCTGTTGAAGCTGCTGCTGTTGGGCCTCCGGCAACGGGCGCTTGGCGTTCTGATGTTTTTGGCAAGGGTGGTTTTCTTGATGCTCCAACGAATGAAGCGATCGTTAGTGCGCAGTTCTTTAAAAACACAATGATTGTACAGTTTGAGCGTTCCACGTGGAACCTGCGATATGTGGGGGAGTATGGTTTACCTTTTATCTGGGAACGTATATCGAGTGATTTTGGTTCTGAGTCTACATTCTCAACTGTGCTTTTTGATGGTGGTGTTTTGGCGGTTGGTGACAGGGCCATAGTTTCGTGCGAATCTATCTCTGTCAACCGTATCGATGAGCAAATTCCTGATCAGGTATTTGAGTTTAATAATCTTCAAAATGGCCCCCAGCGCATCATTGGATTTCGTGATTTTCAAAAAGAACTTGTTTACTGGTGTTATTCCGACGGGGCTTTGAATCGAAAATTTCCTAATTATACGTTGCTTTACAACTATAAAAATAATACCTATGCAAACTTCCGCAACAACATTACGTTTTACGGAACCTATCAAGATCCGAATGGCATCTCATGGGATTCGTTGACAACATTTTGGGATGATACCGATGTTTTGTGGGATGGTGACCCCGATCTAATCCCTTTATTCCCCTCCACTGTCTGCGGCAATCAGCAAGGATATATTCATCGATATGGCTATACAAGCTTTGATGAGCCGTCGCTAGATATTAAAGGTGTGACAATTCCCGCTGGCTTAACAGCCATATCGCTAAATGTGGTGAATCACAACTTAGAAGCCGGGGATATCATCTACTTAACTGGTTTGAAATTTACACAAGCTGGTGTTCCAATAGCTACTGATTTGAATGAGCGTATTTTTATAGTTGGAACACGCACGGATGACAATAATTTTACGATCAAAGAATGGGACGAAGTAAACCAGGTTTACATTGAAAATTATGTACGTACCCCAACAAATGCGGCCTCCTATATTGGTGGTGGTCAGGTGACGCTGTTTCCTCGCATGTATGTTGAAATGAAAGATTTTAATCCGTATGCAGCGCAAGCAGCACAAGTGAAAATTAGCTACATCGATTTTCTTACTGATGTCCCTGTTGATGATCCCAATATTAGTGTAGCGATGTCAATCAACATCTATGTGAATACGTCGCTAGCCTTTCAGGGGAATACGTTAGTAGGAAATAAAAGCGGATCTACAACGCTAACAACGCCTTATTATGTACCTGCTTCGGATTATGTGTGGCATCGCTTCTATGCCACGTTAACAGGGCAATTCTTGCGTATTGCGATGACGTATAACGATACGCTGATGAATGACATCAATACTCATAAATATGAGTGGGTGCTCAACGCAATGACAATTTACAGCAGAAGCGGCGGTAAAGTAATTTTTTAAAGGTATATGGCATTCTCAAGCGACCAACCCTTACTTTCGAATCAACTACCAATCTCCGTTGACTTTCCACGTGGCGCCGAAAATTACGATAATATGCTAGAGTCGCTTGATCTGCTTTACAAGCGGATTGCTAATGCTGTCAACACCAAGGAAGGGTCTCTTTACCAACCGACGGAATTATCTACTTTCCAGCTTTACCCTTTGCGTAGCACGACGGCACCTTATCCCTATCTACCGAATCAATTTGTCAACATTTACCGTAAAACTATTGATTTTGGGGCTTTACCGAATACGGCATTGAAATCGGTAGCGCATGGAATCACCTTTAACACAGCTTGCAAAATGACAATGATTTACGGTTGTGCAACAGATCCTGTAAACCTGCTTTACATCCCGTTACCTTTCTCCTCGCCAACACTGAATCAAAACATCAAAATTAATGTCGATGCGACAAACATCAACATTACAACGGCTATTGACTATTCGGCTTTTACCATGTGTAATGTAGTTTTAGAATTTTCAAAGAATTGAGGTAAAAAATGAGCGGTATATTTGGAGATGTTGGAAATTTTTTGTTTGGTAGTAAAAATAAAATAAAAAACAAATCCTCATTTGATCCCTATCAACAAGCAATTAATCAACAGCAAGGTACGGCTTTACAGGGTGGTGGTGGGTATGGAAATCTCATTGAGCAACTCCAATCGATGCTTAATCCCGAATCAGACTATTACAAAGATTCCGAAAATGCGCAAATGCGTCAATTTAATGAAGAAGTCATTCCTGGTATCGCAGAACGATTTGCTGGAGCTGGTGCAAACAGCGGCGCTCTTAGTTCATCAGGTTTTGGACAGGCTTTAGGTGGCGCTGGTGCGCAGTTGCAGTCAAATCAAGGGTTAATGAAACAACAAGGCGTTCAAAGTGCGTTACAAAATCTTCTTAGACAATATGAAGGGTTTCAAGGACAAACAACATTTGATCGCTATGAAAAGCCAGGCCAGCAGGGGGTATTTCAACAATTTCTACCAGCCCTGATTAAAGCGCTTCAAGGAGGAATGTAATGCCGAATCCTGGATTTATTAGAGGGGGAGGGTCTCCACGTGGCCAACTTGCCGGAGTTCTCGGTGAAGCTCTTGGAATGGGTCTTGGGGAATTAACTGGACAATACTTTGCAAACAAGTCTCTTGAAGGTGTGCTCAATGACGAGACGTTGAAAGATGCGCCCATGTCCGAGCGCGCTGGCAAGCTGGAATCGGCTTTACGCCCTTACGGCAAGCGCGGCGAATCTATATTGCAAAAACGCCTTCAGATCGAGCAGCAGGCAGAGCAAGAATTTGCATCTAGTCTAATTCCTAAATTGCAACGTGGGGAAGAGTTGACAGAAAAAGAAGCTGCCAGATTGCCTCCTTCAATGCAACTTGAATATATAAAGATTAAAGAGAAAAAGTCGGAAGCTAAAAAAAGCGAACAGGCTAAGGGTAGTTTAATAAATGCGCTAACTAAAGCCAATGTTCCGCAAGAAGAGATTGATGTATTTTCTGAAATGTATGATGCCGCCCCAGAAGGAGGTAAAACCGAGATTATTAAAACAGTCAATGATTTGATGCGTCGCGGTAAACTTGGGGATTTTCAGAAGAAAGAAACGGCTCCAATAGATGATAGTGAAGATCAATACTATGATTTTCCTGAAATTACTCAAGAAAGTGGACTAACTGAATCTGAGAGAGTTCGCAGATATGACTCTAGAGAAAAGCGTAATTCGCCAATTTATGATAATGTGTACAAATCTCTTAAGGGATTAGAGGAAGAGTCTCGTTCATTAGAAAGATTGCAGAGCCTAGAGGATTCAGGTAAATTGCCTGTAGGTATGGAGAAATGGAATATTAATCCTAAAACAGGTGAGCTTCTTCTTCCTGCAACTGCTTCTCCAGAATCTCAGCTTTACGTAAAGACAATTAACGATTTTATCACTAAGGCTAAAGAAATATTTCCTGGTCGGGTTACAAACTTTGACTTGGAAGCTTTTATGAAGAGGCTTCCACAGCTCTCTAATAGCCCAGAAGGTCGTAAATTAATATTAAAGCAGATGGAATTGACAAATAAAATTGCGTTTTTGCGTGATGAAGCTTTGAAGGAAACATATGACCATTATGGAGTGGGTGAAATTTCTAGCGTAGAGGCAAAAAAAATAGCTAATAAAATCTATAAAGAAAGAAAGCCCGAGTTAGAAACACGCCTCCGCGATTTAGACGGTATGTTGGATCAAACTGCAAGTAATGCTCCTCAAGAAGGATCAAAAATACGCGTAAAAAATAAATTAACCGGTAAAGTTGGTTTAATAAATCCAGTAGAAGGGTGGGAGGAGAAATTTGAGCGCGCCTGATTTTGATCCTTTTCAATTTGAAGAAGAAAAAGCAGACCCTTATGGTTTTGAGGAAGAAGTCGCTTCTCCGTCGGAGCCCTTCATGTCATCTGAAGACGCATTACAGGCTGTTGCAAAAGGCGCACGAGTTGGATTGCGACCAGCCATTCGATTAGGATCGTTGGCGGCTGGAAGCCCTGGTATGGCAATTCAAGCAACTAAAGCGCTTTCGGAAAGTCTTCCAGATTTGCCTAATTTTCTCAAAAAAGAACCAAATTATTTTCAAAAAGCGGGGAGGGAATTTCTTGAAAAAGTATGGACTCCTCCTCAGATAGAAAATTATATCGACACTATCACCGAAGGTGCTCTCCTCCCTCAAACCGAAAACGAGCGTATTGCCCAAGATGTCGGTACAAACCTCCTACTTTCAACCGCAGTAAGATCGGCAGCTCCGCTTGCTCAGCAAATTATCACCCCCGTTGCTGGTTCTCTTTCCAGAGAAATTACGGGTGGACTTGGCGGCGATGAAAGCATGAAAGATAAGGTGCAATTTGGAACAGAATTCGTTTTGGATTTATTGCAAATGGCGGATGCAAAAAAAGTGGCTGGAAAATATTTTGCAACAGCTGATGACCTTATTAAGGGACAAAAACTTTATGTCGCGGGTGGTAATCCTCTTGAAAAAACTCGTATGGAATTAAATAAAGGCGCAATGACAGCATCAAAACAGCCAGCAGGAAAGATCGTTAAGGCGTTTGATAAGCTTTCTAAGAGCGGCGCAATTGATGCTGAAAGCCTAGTCCAGCTTTGGAAGGATACAAACGAAGAGTTAAACAATCTGGGTGCTTTTGATATACAACCAACACAAAGGGCTAATGCCTCAAGAATACTTACCGGAATAAAAGACGAATTAAAGCCCATGATTGAGGCTCTTGGAAAAGGAAACCCTGAATTTTTGGAAAATTGGAAGTCCGCAAATAGGGCATCTGCGGCTTATGCTAAAAGCAATGCCATAAGCAATTTTGCAAAAAAAGCTGGAGGGGACTTGTTTAAATCTCCAATTACAAAGGGTTTGTTTGGACTTGGTGGACTTGGTGGCGCTATTGCATTACCAAAGGCTGCTGCCGCTGGTGCTGGATTAGCTCCTCTTTATCAAGGTGGAAAAATTCTTTACCGTATTGGAAAATCTCCAGAAATAAGAAGACACTATGTAAATGCAATGCACGCTGCATTTCTGCAAAACTCTCCACAGTTTATTAAAGCGGCTACAAAGTTAGATGAAGAAATATTAAAGAGAGAAGGTGAGTTTTAGCCTTCATAAGGAGGAATCCTATCTGGATTAAAACACCAAAAGAAAAAAAACATTCCAAAAATTCCTAATATTACCCCCATCTCACTCTCCATCCTTCGCCAATTCTGTTGGCATTATATTTTTTAGTGTAAGCACCGTCTTAATGATGGTGATATCCTTTTCGACTTCGTTAAACTTCCCGTTCATCCATAGCATTGATGAGACAATTGCTGCGAGGATGGCCAGTGTATCTCCATTTATCATTTTACTTTCTCCTTATTGATTCCATTTCCAGATCAAATACAGTTTTTTGTAACTTTTCTGCATCTTTTTTTAAATATTTTACATCATATTCTAAATTTTTTATTTTTGAACTAATGATCATATATACTATGAACAAGCACATAGCAAAAAATTCAGCACCAACTATAACTATTCCAACATCTATTTTTTCCATTATCCCACCTTTGCATCATTAATGTGTTTAACTGCGCAACATTCTTTGGCGGAAAAAGCGCCTTCTAATCTGCATAACCTGCGATCGATGTCGGTTATTTTTTCTTCAACCTTATCAAATCTATTGTCGACCTTGTCAAATCTGGCGTCGACCTTATCAAAGCGCGCATCAACTTTATTAAATTTTTTATCTATCTTTGCCCATATTAAAATCATCAATGCGAAGACCCCACCAAGTACCCATAAAATAATATCTAATTTGTCCATGTTTTCCATAAAATCCTCTAATTTGGCAATAAGTGTAACATTTTATAACATAAATAACAAGAGTTATTTCGCAGTATTATCGCTTGACATATCTCGTTTTACACAGCAATTTTTAATTTAACAACAACGAGGTTAATCATGTTGAATTCTCCTAGAGCTTATGGTATCGGTGCTCCTACAATAGGGCTTGCTCCCATTCCAATTCCATTAAACCGCAATCCAGCTACCAGCGATATTGACTTTCCTATCGGTCAGCTCGTTGTTAATGAGTCTACTAATACCATTTGGGGACTAACATCAAAATCAGCGGGTCTTGCAAATTGGGCAGCTCTTGGATCAGGCACTACAGGAGCTGTTACAACGATTACAGGAGGATCAGGCGGAGCGCTAAGCCCAACGCTTGGAAACATCAATATCCTCGGCACAGCAAGCCAAATTACATCTGCTGGCGCTGGTAGCACTATTACATTAAGCATACCCGCAGCGTTCATTGCTCCAGGATCAATTGTTGCGACAACGACGGTGGCGTCGACAACGACAATGGTTGCTGGAACGGGTTTTACAGCTACCACAGGTAATATTGTAGCTTCAGCAGGTAACATATCCGCTACTCTTGGATCAATCACTGCGGGAACAACTGTGACTGGTACAACAGGTCTTGTTGCGACTTCTGGTAACATCACAGCAACTAACGGCAACGTCGTTCTTACGGCTGCTGGTAACAAGATCAATCGTGGGTCTGTCGCAACGACTACGGCAGCAGGTGCCAATTCTGCAGGTACAGTAACTCTTGTTGGTGGTACTGCAACGGTCTCGACAACATCTGTGACAACAAACTCGTTGATTAGAATTTCTCGTATGTCTGTAGGCGCAACAGGCGCAGCAGCACTTGGCGAACTGAGTGTTGGTACAATTGTCAACGGTACAAGTTTTGTAATCAATGCATGGCAGGCTGCCAATGCAACTGCGTTACAAGCATCCGATGTTTCTAGCATCTATTGGGAAATTACAAACTAAGGATTGCCAATGTCATTTGCTCTAAGCCCATATTTTAGAGAGGCAAAACCTCTTGCCCAACGTGCAACCGCAGCAGCGGGCATTGGTGCTTCATATACCCTTGTTGGATCATTATTCGGTGAAGGAGTCGTAACGATCATCATCGTTTCTACTCTAGACGAAAATGTACAAATCTCATTAGATGGAACAACCGATTTTATGCCAATGATTGCCGGAGCAACTTTTGTTTTGGATATCAAAGCAAATCAGGTGGCTTTAAGTGGATATCGCGGCGTTTACGTTAAAGAGATTGGCAATCCAACGACAGGATCGCTATACGTTAGCGCGATAGGAGTTGAATAATGTCACAGTATTTTCTTAGTGCAGGTGGTGGTGGGGGTGGCGGTGATGTGGTTGGGCCTGCCTCAAGCACTGACAATGCCATTGTCCGTTTCGATGGTATTACTGGAAAAATTATACAAAATGGTGTAGCGGTTGAATCTGATGCAGGGGGGATAACTTCTTCTGATGGAACTGCGGCTTTACCGACGTATGGATTTCTTTCTAATGCCGCTGTAGGGGTTTATCTTACAGGTGGCGGCTCTCTTGGTTTATCTAATGGTGGTATCGGATGGGTAACGCTTGCTAGCGATGGAACGTTCACATCAGCAGGTAATTTTGTCTCATCTAATAGTACAACACAAGGTGGAGCGCAGATTGCTGTCGGGGTTACCTCTGCTGTTAGCTATGTAGTACTCACTAACAATTTTCAGATTATCATCACAGATACCTCAGTGGCACGTACAGTTACTCTGCCCGCTTCTCCTCAACAATGGCAACAATTCCGTATTAAAGACGGTTCTTTTGCTGCTGGAACTAACAACATAACAGTTTCTGTCTCTGGGGGAGTTAAAACAATTGATGGAGCGGCAAGCGCTGTAATCAATGTGAATGCAGGAGCCATGACGGTTATGTATGACGGTACAAATTATTTAATTGTAGGCTAATATGGCATTATTCAAAAAAGTCAGTTTATCATCTGAAGTCACAGGTAATCTTCCCGTCACTAATTTAAATTCTGGAACAAGTGCCAGCTCGTCTACTTTTTGGAGAGGGGATGGAACATGGTCAACTCCATCAGGTGGTATCCCTACTGTAGGATCTTCCACAGACAAATCAATTGTTACGTGGAACGGTACTGGTGGTACAGCTGTCCAGAATAATGCCAATCTACTGACAACAGCTGCGGGAGCAATTTTACTTCCTTTGGGATCTGTTACTTTACCGTCATTTTCTTTTAGTAGTGATCCTGATACAGGAATGTGGACGGATACCGCAAATACTCTTAAATGGACAACGGGTGGAACTAACAGACTTATCTTAGGTCCTTCTGGGTTATTGACTAATTTTGGTGGTATTACTGTAAGTTCAGGAAATTTTAAATTTGGTGCAGGTTTTATAGGTTTTACTAGATCGGTAGCAGGAAATATTACAGGATCAACAAGCGATTATTGTTTAATCGTTACCTCTACTGCTTCGGCTAGAACTGTAACGGTTCCTAACAATTCAAATACCGATCAAATTTATATCATTAAAGACGGATCGGGTGGTGCCGCAACAAACAACATCACTGTCACGACACCTGGAGGGGTAGTATTATTTGATGCTGCTACAACAACAGTTATCAACACAAATTACGGATATGTACAAATCATCTATGACGGAACAAAATATAATATTATTGGGTAAAGCGGGTTTACATGACGGATATTTTTAGAGAAGTTGGTTTACCAGCAAAAAACATCAACAATTTGTCATACTCGGGGCCTCTTCTTGGCATTGTTCCAATTGTTGGACAGGATAGGGCACCTACGTCAAATAATTATCGTTTCCCCGTCAATACATTTTGGAATAACACCAATGATCTTGCTGTTTTACCTGACGCTAAAGGCGATCTTTGGTACATGTCCAAGAAAAGTCAATATCAAGCAACATGGGTAAAACTTTCGGGTGGTGACGCTGGCCCTCTTTTGCAATTTACGCCGTCGTCAGGTAGCATCGTCTACCCAAATGCACTTAGTGGCAACATAAACATGACTGCCGGCGCTGGAATTACCATAACGGGAACGTCAGAAACGTTGACTTTTGCTTTGTCAGGCGGCGGAACTGCTTTGGATCAAATTGCAGTACAAGCAGTGACGGCTCCCGGTGTAACACCTGTAAACCCAGACGCAACAGGGCTGCTTACCTTTAATGGTGCTGCCGTAGCTAATCACAGCGTTCCAGTAGAAACTCGTTCCCGGGCGCTTAATGCTCTTAACCTTGAAGTGCAATATGCAACATCTGCAGCATCAACAGATGCCACCAAGAGCGGTTTAGCACATTTTAACAGCTCACAATTTACCGTCGATGCTTCCGGATTTGTTGCCCTTTCTGGTGGCGGCCTTGCAATTGATTCGATCAATGTCGATGCAGCAACAGGCCCTGGTACTGATCCCGTAGTTCCTGATGGAACAGGTCAAATAACGGTTACTGGCGGACAAGTTGCAGCTGGAACAATCGGCGCTAACGTCATCCGTACAAATTCACTCGCTGCTAATACTTATACAATTCAAGTACAACAAACCGATGCTGTTGCTGCAAAAGACACAACAAAGAATGGTGTCGCACACTTCAATTCTGCGCAGTTTACCGATGACGAAGGCTTTATCAGCATTTTGGGTGGCACGCCTTTTACATCCATCAACATACAGCGCTTTACATCGACAGGGGCTTTCACCTATACGCCGACGGCAAACACCAAATTTGCTATCTTTGAACTTCAAGCTGCAGGAGCCGGATCGGGCGGAACAGCGGCTACAGTTGGAGCAATTGCAATTGCTGCAGGCGGTTCTGGAGGAGCTTATGCTAAGTTTCTTTTAACAGCTGCTCAAATTGGGGCTTCTTTAACGGGTTCCGTTGGAGCGGGAGGAGCGGGAGGAGCTGCAGGAAATAATGCCGGAAGCAACGGAGGAAATACCACTCTTGCGACAGCTGCGCCTTGGACTTGTAATGGTGGGACTGGTGGAGCAGGTGGCGCATCAGCAGTAACTGCCGTAATAAATATTGCTACTGGCGGAACTGTTACAACAGGGACAGGAACTGTCATTTTAACAAGATCGGGTGGTTCTACTTCTAATGGGACAGCAAATTCTGCAAACGTGGCGATAAGCGGTGCTGGTGGAAGTTCAACTTTAGGATTAGGAGGCCCTCCATTATTTGAAAATGTTGGCCCTAATGGATCTGCAGGAGTTGCCGGAACAGGTTACGGCGCCGGAGCTAGTGGCGCGTGTTGTTTTGGAACGATTGGGCCTTTTGCCGGTGCAGCAGGAACGGATGGTATTGTCATCGTCACAGAGTTTATCTAGTTAAAATTTTACAGGTAATTCATGAAAGAAAAAAAAGATATGAAGAAAAAAGTTCTAAAACATTTGAAAAAAGATATCCACGAATCAAAAGAGTCGATTAAAGAAGACAAAAAGCTTGCTAAAAAGGTAAAGAAAAAATCGTGTTAGCGATTTATAATCGCATTGTGCAAATGATTCGTTGCTTTCTTGGTAAACCCTATTCTAAGCGACATAAATTGTTTTACGATATTGAATGGCATGCTTTTACGCAGAGAATGGCCGAAATCTACGGCTGCATCCTCTGCATTATTGTTGCTGTTTTGCTATTCTATGCTTTGCTTGGGATCGCTAATTAGCAATCTCCAATATTCGCTGCTAGGTTTACGGTACTGCTCCAAATCTACATTGCGCAATTCCGGAATATCTTGATATGCGACATTTCCTTTTCTCGAACCTTTCATAAACGTCAATCCGCACCCTTTAGCTGGCATGCCGTTAGATATGATCGCCAATTGCTCTCTAATGCCCTTCTCTTCTTCGTCAAGCTCACCGCGTATCTTTTGAATGTTGCGGTACCTCTCAGCAAGTTCGCGCCATTCTAACGTATCTATTTCCATATATGCGGATTCCGGCTTTGTGAATGTTTGCAACGATTCCCAGAATGCTCTTGCCTTCGGTAAGTAGTCATTCAAGAATTTATCATCACGATTGATAATAACTGTCGCTCCCTCTTCCCCATTGTAGCTGAAATAGTAACAACGATCAACGCCAGTCACGTACATTTGGTGTTGCATCTGAGAAAGGTAGTAGGCGGGCACTATGCCATTCTTTGCTTGTTCATGTAGTTTCTCATTGCCGCATTTTATCTCAAGCAGTGCGGTCTTGTCAGCATTGATGCCATCAAGCGACGCCAACATCCATTGATTTTCGTCGTGAATGTAGACGGCAGCGCTGAATTTGTGCCCGATGATGTCCTCAAACGCCTTCCTCGCCTTTGGCTCCAGCGTGCTTCCGCGTCTCATGGCTTCGTTGACATAGACTTCGTCGAGACCTAGCTTCTCACGCCACAGCTTCTCTGCAGACTTGAAGCCAATACCCAAGATGCAGGCCGCATCGCTTGCACCAATTTTATTTGCACGCAATGCATGCCAAGCAGGGGAACCCTGTTCCGTAATAATTTCCATTTTGATATCCTTTTTTTGCAATAATGTCGTTCTAACAGACGATGGGAGGTGACACATTGTCACCCCCCTTTTAGATTTACGCTTCAAGAATAGAATCTTCTTTTTCTAAACGAATGGTTTTTGCGTTCGTTGCCCTTTCAAGCACTAACTTAAATTGATCAGCAGGCAACTTTCCAAGCCCTGGGATGCGATAATGCGTCAACACCTTAGTCATATACGCTTTATCACCATCAATCGCGTCATGGAGCAAATCAAGCTGTTCTTGGCTTATTGTCGAAACAGGAGCAATCTCTTCTTTCGGAGCATCGAAGATGCCTTTGGTTGCTTCTTCTGGTGAGCAGCTGAATGGGTCGGAGTTGTCGAACAAATTATGCAGACAGCATGGTTTATTACGGAATTCATTCTTAATCGCTTCATTTAACGGCTTGTGTGGCAATGGATTTACGACGTATTCCGTGTCGATGCCCTCACCCTTCTTGATAACTTTTAGGTCGTAGAAGAAAGGATCGCCCCAGTCGCTATCGTTGCACAGCATCTCGATGCCCTTGCGGATTGACGCTTGTGTAATCTCAAGCACTTGAATGCGTTCTTCGTTGTAGTTCCATACGATGAATGCCCAAAAGTGTTTCACTGGTTTCTTGGCTTCGATAGGCTTTGCAGGCTTTTGATCCATCGGGAATCTGATAGGAACTTTTTTCCCCTCAACAGTATCCCAATCTTCCCATCCGATGACAGGTTGACTTAAGATGCGGAACTTGTTCTCTCCTTCTGACATCTTCATGTAACCACCACTTGAACGAGGTGCTTCATAATTTTCTGGTAAAAATGATATTTTCATAATGTTTGCCTTTTTTTTGTTTTTTTGTGTTTTAAGTATATCTCGCTCAACTAGCTGCGTTTGGTGGCGCAGTCACCTAGGAGACTATCGATATACTTGAAAATATAACACATGAAACATTTATGTACAACAACAAACGTTGATAAAAACTTTCACATGATGTAAAATTTTCGCCAAAAGGAGTAAACACATGCATATAGCATTTTATTTGATGAAAAACAAAATTTTAGCAAAAGATTTTGCAGCAAAACTCGGAATCAACAAAATTTATTTTCAGAACATTATCAACGGGCGTTTTGTTCCAGGTCGATCACTAATAAAAGTGATTGAAACTGAAACTAAGGGACTTGTGACAGAGAAGGATTTCTTAAACACTGAGCATGAGTACTTTAATATTTACGGAAAGCGAAAAGTGGAAGATATACAGGTGAAAAAGGCTAAGAAGGTAAAAGACTTTGACAAATTGTGAGTTGAAGATTTAGCATTCGGTGAAATAAAAACGGCTCTACTGCGTTACTAGCGCGATGTAGAGCCTAAAAACTTTGGGATCACAGACACCCAAAATATAATTCTTAGCGGAATTTATATCAAGAGTGTACCAAATAACCTAAGAAAAAATCAATCTTAAGTAATTTGTTAACGGTGTCTGTGATCCCTAAACAATAGGGAAACCAACATGAAACTCTTCACCGAAACAGTAAAAAACTTCCTCTGCCTCTTCCAAATCCAAGCCTGTTCAGTCGTCAAAGTCTACAAATATCTCCATTACATGAGTCGGAAATACACAAGTACCTTTCTATGCCTAGACACGATTGCCCGTGCCACCGGCTTTTGTAAGCGTCAAGTTCAGCGCGCCATCGACAAGCTTATCAAATTGGGATGGCTTGGTAAGATGCAAAGGAAAAGGCAGTCCTCTATTTTTTTCATCCCAGAAGACATCAAAAAACTGGATATTTGTGACAATAGATTATTTGAAAATAAAATAGAGGAAGAAATCGATTTACATAGTGAATGTCCTGTCAATGTCCACCCTAGTATTAAATCTTATTTAGGTAATGAATATCTAGATATGCAGGGGACTAGGGATTTTTCAGATCAAGAAAAAACAAAAGAATGCCCAAAAGCGGAAGTTTATCCAAGATTGAAGCCTCTAAAGTCCCTAAACGATGACGAAAAGTTCCGTCTCACACGAGATTTCTCGGAATATGAGATCGAAGAGGCATTCCATCGCATTGCAAGACATGCAAAAGCCATCAACGATCGACGATGTTCATGGATTAAGGGCCTCTGTGGGTATCTTTATACCGCCTGCCGAACAATTAGAGGGGAGGAAAATACTCGAAAGGCATATTATCAGACGTAAGTGACTACTCCCTTGCCTAAAGGCAAAGGCTTCTACGGCTTTTGCAACCGATATAAAAAGGAGATCATCATGAAAAAAAATTATTTAAAAATCCCTGTAGAAATAATACGGGATTCTAATTTGAGCTTCGAGGCTCTTGGATTGTGGATTTGGGCTCTGGCAGAAGATCACGGCCCCGTTCTTTGTTTAAACTTTATTCTTACATTTATGAGAGATACAGCGGATACTGAAACCATAAAAAAATGTTTAAAAGAATTAATTGAAAATGGGTATTGCATTGAAGATGCGGATAAATGTGGGAATAATGATTATGTATTTTTGGAAAAGAAGGTGTCCCCTTCACTTATAGAAATTTTAATAGAATATGATGTTAGTGAATCTCATCTACAGGCAATCTTAATGTACGAACCTGATCAGATTGTAATTGCAGTTGAAGCAGTTAAACAATGGGCGGATAAAAAAGAAAGTCAAGGAGAACCATTATTAGACCTTGGATCCGCTATTATCAAGGCATTAATTAATAAATGGAAACCTAATAATTATTATGTATATAACAATCCCAATCCGGATTCAAAGTCCCAATGTTTCTGAGCACTGGCGCGTTAAGCACAAGCGCAACAAGCTTCACGCCATGCTCATCAGATCGGAATTGTCAAAGGTGGCAAAGCCCGCGCTGCCTTGCTCCGTCACGTTGACGAGGAAGGGAGTGAATAGGATGGATTTTGATAATTTAGTTTACAGTTGTAAATTTTCTCGTGATGTTCTTTCAGATTGGCTCCTTCCAGGTCTCGCAGCAGGTCGCGCCGATGGCGATGAGCGCATCACTTGGCATTACAAGCAAGAGCAGGGATATCCCTATGCGCTCATAATTGAAATTAATTCACTTACCTCGTAAGTTGCCAGATGTAGAGGTAATTTGGCCGCCTAGCGCCGTGTTAGGCGGTCGTTTAGCTGTAGTAATAGCAATCCATTTCGATGGGACGATCGTCATAGTCTTCAATGTCATCAATAAAATTGTTATCATCTTCTTCAACTTCATCGTCGTCCACGTCGTCATCATCAGGCTCATACCATCTGACCGGTAATTCCATTTAACACCTCTTTCAATTGTTCAATTTGATCTAAGCTTCGATCTAACTCCCATTGCAACATTTCAAAAGCCTCTCGCAGTTCCCGTTCATAATCCAATTCTTCCATGATAACCTCGATTGTTTTATGTGTTGTAATATATCACACATGATACATATCCACAACACAAAAACATACTTGAATATAATTAAAATATTCGACACTATCAAATTATGACTTTAGCAAATACGCAATTCATCGACATCAAGCTTCTTAAGCTAACCGACAAAAATCCTCGCAAGATCGACCGCAACCAATTTGCTAAACTCTGCGACTCCATCACTAATGACCCAGATTTCCTCGTTGCAAGGCCTGTGTTGGCACAACGTATCGAAGGTGAACTTTGGGTTTACGCAGGTAATCAACGCGTCAGAGCTGCAAAGAAACTAGGCTGGAAACAAATCCCCTGCATTATCGATGAAGATATCTCCGAAGAACTCATCCGACGCCGCATCGTCGCCGACAATATCCATCATGGCGAGTGGGATTTCGATCTTCTCTCCGCGCAATATGACCCCGTCGAACTACTCTCTTATGGAATGCTTGAAAATGACTTGCATTTAGATTTAGGCGGTGATATAACCGAATCAGATACGCAAAATTCCGACGATGACAAATGCCCCGAATGCGGACAGAAACTGAAAAAAGGGAAACAAAAATGAGCGAATGCTGTAACGCACAAGTAGAAAAAGTAGAAGCCCCTCAAGTACAAAATCAATACGATATCCCCGTCATCCTCGCCAATCTCGAGAAGGATCAGGAAGGCAAAAAAGCTATGCTCGAAGTGCTTAAACAAGACCTCGAAATAATTGAGAAGCTAGTTAACAAAATAAGAGAATTAGTCTAATGGGAATATCAGGCGTTCCATTTGAAAAGAGCCACGACAAAGAACAGATAATTCAGTGCATAAAAAAGCATGATGGTAAATTATCTTATGTTGCGAAGGAATTAGGTAGTTGTCATCGCACTCTTTTAGATTACTTGGAACGTCATCCCGATGTTAAACTTGTGCGTGAAGAAGCACAAAAAGCCTATTTGAATAAGCGCCTCGACGTATGCGAAAGCGTCCTTGATGTGCTGGCAAATAAGGTGCATACCGACCCAGCCCACGCGCTCAAAGCAGCCATGTACACGCTCAACAATCTAGGCAAGGAACGTGGCTACGCCCCAACGGAAGTGCGCGCTGCCCATCCCGACTATCCCGAGCTACTCGACGCCAATCGCGATCCTACCAACAAAAAAACTCCATCTCCAACTCCAACTCCAACTGTATAGTTGTCATTAGAGGGCTAAAGAGGTGTACATATCTTTAGCCCTCAACGCTCTTAAAGCATCACCTTGTGAGATAATCCATAGTTGTATATCTCCATAATCAATTCGATGTAGTCACACTTTCTCGCACGACCTCTAACTTTAAAATGTTGCTTGATTAGCATTTTGTGCAATCGCGTAAGATCGAATTTGTTGCTGTCAATTATCTGGAGAATAATCTCAAGAAACTTAGCATTTCGCACTGTGCTTCTAAATAGGTTGTCGCTATGAGGAGCGTCTTTGATTAGCTGATTGCGAAATTGCATCGTTTTGTGAAACAGGAATAGTCTTCCTTCTTTGATTGTAAATTCCTCAAGCTGCTTTCCGCGTATATACGTGCCTAATAACATGAGACATGCCGAAATTGGCAGACCATATTTGTGACATAATTCGATGACCTTTTTATGTTCCTCTCTCCCCGTGGCGGCATAGTAATGAATATAATCCTCAATGTTCCATGATTTAGCATAATTGCTGTGCAAGATTGAGGTGGGCACAAAGGGATCGACAATTTCGTAATAGATGGGAACATTTAGTTCTTTTGCCGCAGTAAATCTGTGTTGTCCGTTGATAATCTCTAGATCTTTTGTTACCTGAATGGGGTTAACATGCAGCTCATTTGAGATAAGAATCTTTTTCTTTAGCATAGCTACGTGATTGACATCAACACGTCTGTTATATCCTAGAAGTTTAAATTTGCTATATTCGTTTGTTTTTTTCATGGAAGTTCCCCTTTTTCCAAGCATGGTAATATCTTTTTCAACATTTGTAAACACAAATAAACATCTTGTTAGGAAAATATGCAAATGATACAATATGTAAATGATCATGATTAAAATTGTTCAACATCGTTCAAAAGCATTAGAAAGCATTCAAGAGTATGCAATTCTAAACGGAATTAAAATGGGGAATTTTGCAAGGATGCTTGGGTATTCTCCTCAATATTTTAGCCAGTGTATCAATGGCTCTCGTCCGATGACCGAACGCATGAAGCGCGTTATTTATCTGCTTACTAAAGGCGAGGTAAATCTAATTGACAACACTTGACCCACGATTAAAGGAAGCCCTTAAAAATCGTGAGTGGCGCCTAAACAATCTCTATTACATCAAGAACAAACAGGGTCAGCGCGTACAATTCAAGATGAATTGGGCGCAGAAGGAATTGTTTGATAATCTGCACAACCGCAATATAATTTTGAAATGCCGGCAATTAGGCTGCACGACGTTTTTCGCGATCTATTTCCTCGATCACTGTCTATGGAACAGTAACATCAACGCCGCTATTATCGCGGACATTCAAGCCAACTCACGCGAAATATTTATTGATAAGGTAAAATATGCATATGACAACCTTGCGCCCTTCATTAAGGAAATGGTACAAGCACATCGAGATAGTGCAACGGAACTCCGCTTTTCTAACGGGAGTGTGTTTAGGGTATCTACTAGTCTTAGATCGGGGACTGTCCAAATGCTTCATATCTCTGAATTCGGCAAGATTTGCCGAGATGAGCCGAAGAAGGCAGACGAGATTATATCGGGTGCTCTTAACACAGTGGAAGCTGGTCAATTTATCACGATTGAATCAACGGCAGAGGGAAGCGCTGGGCATTTCTACGACTTGTGTAAGCGCGCCGAAGCGCATCAAAAGAGCGGCTTGCCGCTAACGGAGATGGATTACAAATACTTCTTCTTCCCCTGGTATAAAGAATTATCGTACAAGCTTGGCGCCTACGTTGAGCCTAAGAAAGAGATGAAGGAGTATTTTGAGAAGCTGGAAAGCAAGGGCATCTTGCTAGGCGGTGAGCAAATGGCATGGTACATGAAGAAATATGAGGAGCAGGGCGATGCGATATATAAAGAGTTCCCAAGCCTTCCGGAAGAATGTTTTCAAGCATCTGCGAGCGGGCTTTATTACGGTCGGCATATTACTATTGCTCGCCTTGATAAGCGTATTTCTTCCGTGCCTTATGATTCTAATACTGTTGTTCATACTGCTTGGGATCTTGGGTACGGAGATAGCACGGCTATTTGGTTCTTCCAAGTAGCAGGGCAAGAAATCCACGTCATCGACTTCTACCAAGATAATGGCAAGTCTCTTGCCGACTACATTCATTACGTTAAGCAAAAACCCTATATTTACGGCGAGCACATAGCGCCGCACGATATCCAAGTGCACGAATTCTCAACGGGAAAAACGCGCATGGAGGTGGCCCGCAATTTAGGGCTTCATTTTACTATATGCGAAAAGTTGTCGGTGATAGAAGGCATCGATGCTGTTCGAGGCATGTTCCCTCGGTTTTGGTTCGACGAATCCAAATGCGAGGAGGGTATTCGCATGCTTGAGAACTATCGCAAGACGTGGGATGACAAATATGGAAGATGGAGCGAGAAGCCTCTACACAACTACGCCAGCAACGCGGCAGATTCCATGCGTTATTTAGCAATTGGTTTAAACAAAATAACAAGCGTTAAGGGATCGGTCAAATCCGATTTTGACGCCGTAAGAAGATATTGGGGGGGATGATGGGAATGTTTAGGGACGGCGAATTTCAAGAACAAAAAAATGAATTGATTAGAGATTACAACTACCATCGCGTGACAGGAAAGGTGCGTGACAAGTACACGTTTCACAAGCTTTTGTTTGCTGTTGCTCTATTAACATGTGTCAATTTGGAATACTTACAGTCGGCACCGACAGCGGTATGCCGGAAGCCTCAATCGAAAGGATGGCTATTCCCTGACACTTGGACATGCTCCCGGTGTGGATACGAAAATTACGAAGGCATTACATGGTGTGGTAAGTGCGGGGGAAAATAGTGAAAACATTTATATCGTTGGCAATATGTAGCCTATTCCTTGTGTCATGTGATGGTATAGGACCTGTAAAACAGGTAAATAAACACGTATACATATGGAGTCCTAGACCAAATGAAGGTCACTATGAACATGATCCAAATTGTGCACAATGTTTTTTAGACGCACACGTACAGGAGGAAGAAGAATGAGTGACTGGATAAGCGTTGATGATAAATTACCAGAAGAAGATGGTCGCTATCTTGTTCTAGAAACTTTCATGGAACCCTGTATTTCGAATGATTCTATTGTACGAGCACACGTGCCTTTCGTAAGTAATTATAGAAAAGAAAAGGGATGGATGCTCGATTTTAGTGAATCAAAAATCACGCATTGGGCCACAATCCCCGATGCGCCAAATTATTAATAACAAGGATTTTATGGAAACTAAAGAGGCAGATTACAACAAAAGCGGATGTGAAATTGAGTTAGGCAATGAAAAACTAAAAATATTTTTAAAAGTGTTTTTTGATCCTGTTGAAATATGGATCGATACTATGGGTTTACCAAAAGTGGCTTTTTTATGTGCAATGCATGACGGAACCGATTGTATTTCTTCTATTTGTGGAGAGGAGGGTGAGGAACAAGAAAGATGGTTCCTTCCAATTGAATGGGTTATCAATGGTTGGGGTGGAGATGAACAAATAGTGAATGCTATCAAAAAAAGAAAAGAATTGATTTTGAATGATTTAGAAAATTTAAAGGAAAAGTATGTCAGGTGAATGCCCCAAATGCGGCGAACATGCTGTGGATTGTGAATGTGA